AGCCACACCTATAGAATGAATGATGTGTTAGGGCAAGAGCATTTACTAAGGCTTTAGTCTGAACGATAGAGAAGGCTAATGTCTTAGTAAGGGCTCTGTGCGTGTAGGGCAAAGGCAAGAGAAGGCAAAGGGCTGAAGTATGAAGCAGCTTGCCTTCTGTGCGGTGGCTGTTATTAGTCACTTAGTCATAAGAATAGTATATAAGTCTTGGCTTGGCATAGCATGCACCACCTTGCATCACTAGTCATGTAGCATGTACTTAGTCTTAGCATCCACATGTCCTTGCCTTGCATGCTAGTCAGAAACTTTTCTGCTGAGATTACATTTGTAAAATTATTTTGTAACACAGATCATTGCCTCAGATTTCATGGGGGGTAGTCCCATTTGGCTTGGCCCCCCGGGGGTCAATTGCATATGACCCCACACCACCTCTAATATAAAATAATCTTACCCCCGTTTGGAATTTTAAAATTTAGTTTTATATTTGTCACGCTATAATAAGGGGTTATTACTAGTACAAAGGTCTGGAGTTGAAAGCCCGGGCCTTTGTTATTTTATTATATTTGTCTCATGGATAAATGGAAACTATTTTGCCTATATATATTTGCTGTATGTGTAGGAGTTGCTATAGGGTATCTTATGACTGGATGCAAGTCATCTGAGAAATGTGATGCTTATAGTAATACAGAGTTTGGAAAATAATTTGTATATTAGTATATGAAGAAGTTTGACATGGGTAAGTATGTACTCTTAGTAGGCAATGATGCTACTGAGATTTTTGACTATTACAAAGTCCCGGAGATGCATGGCTTGAACAGAGCAGATGCACAAGCTGAAGAAGTAGATAAGACCAAAGGCAATGGTGTATATATTTATGGCTGGACTAACTATGATCCCGCTGATAAGAAGTTAACAGCAAAAGCTCCCCACAAACCTTTCTTGTTTTTGAACATGGGTACTTTTAAGAAGTATTCTACTACAGAGAAAGCCACAGCTGTTATGCATGAAACTATGCACATGAGTATTCTATTAAATAACTGGAAGATCATGGACAAAGAAGAAGAAGCTATTCAGTTTGCTGAAGATGAAGCAAACAAGATCATTGAGAAACTAAAGACTACTAAGGTAGAAGCACCAAAGAAAAACTTCTTCTCTAGAAAGTGAAAGTCTACTTTGATCACATTAATGGGTTTGGTAAAGTAAGTGATCTAGAAGTTATAGTCAATTGTGCTTATGGTATACTAGATCCTAATGAATCTTCTACAGATGCACTTAAACAAGGCTGGATTCCCTGGGAGGGTAGATGGTACAATGAAAGAAGTACCCGGATTAATTTATCTGAGTACTCCCCATCAAAGACAACTAAGAAATTATCAAAGAGAGTTATAGTTCAAGCAGGTAATGTAGCTGCTGAAAGAGAAAAGTATTCTGAGCTCTATGAGAAGTATTGTGACTATCATGGGTTTAAACGGGATATTAGTTTATCATCATTTGAAGATTGCTCTGTTATAGAATACTGGGATGGAGATCTAATAGGGATAAGTTTATACAAAACATTCAATGATCAATTTGTGGCATACCAGTTTATATGGGATTATGCTAATCCTAAATTATCACTAGGTACTGTAGCTCAAATGTATGAATGTGAAACAGCTAGAATATTAGGCTGTGAATATGTATATTTGTTGGGTGGGTATGAGCAGTGTTGTTTGTATAAATCTAATTATTCTGGGTTTGAGTTTTGGACAGGTAGAGAATGGTCAACAGATATAGAGTTATATAAGACACTAGTAGAGCGGGATGAAAAAATTAAAATGGAACTACCATGATCTATGAACCTACTAACAGAGTAGAAGTTATTACACCAAAAGGGCCGGGGGTTATTTGGTTAGTTACTGACTATGGGCATGAAACAGATACTATATACACTGTAATAATAAATGAAACAGGAGAGTTCTGGCAGTATACTCATAAAGACATACGTGCAAAAAGTAATATAACTTTTCACAGAGTGATTAAATAATTTAGTATATTGTATAGTACTAAATAATATATCATGGCAAAAATAAAAGAACTAACAACGAAACTAGTTACCACTAAAGTATCCCGTCCAGGCATACATGCTAAAACTAAAACTAGTCAGCTTAAGTCAAGCAAGAAATATAAAAAGTTATATAGAGGACAAGGTAAATAAATTTTATATATATTTGCTTGTAATTAAAAACCAATAAAATGCAACTAAAAGGAAGACGGGTTTTATTAAATAAACCAGAAGTAAAAGAATCTCAATTTGAATTAAGTGAAGCTGACAAGCATGCACTTGAAATGGACATGAGAAAAACATGGACTAAACTAGAAGTTTATGCCATAGGGAATGAAGTAGAATCAGTAAAGGTAGGGGATAAAGTGTATATGGGAATCACTGGTCTACAAGCATCTGAAGCAGTAGAGCTAGAAGATGGAATGAAGTTAATGGTTGCTGAAAGAGACATTGCAATTGTATGGTAAACTTTACAGAAGAATCAGAGAACTTGTATAACAGTAAGATGTATACACCCTTTGATAAGATAGTATCTAAACAGATACCATTGACAGATAGATTGGTAAATCTTGATAGACCCAAGTATTATGGTGGAGCAGGAAATACTTATGAGGTATTTAATGTATTAGAAGCCTGGGGTTTAGATGAAGACTTTTATCTAGGGAATGTTATAAAGTATTTAGCACGAGCTGGTAAAAAAACTTCTAACAAAAAAGAAGACTTACAAAAAGCTTTAGTATATTTACAAAGAAGAATTGATAGATTATGAGTGAAGAATTAGCATTTAGAGAAACTAAGATCTATTCCTTTGGGGATATCTTAGTTGGTTTAGACTCAGAAGAGATTAATGAGTCAGAACAAATTATTGAACTTAGAAAAGTATTTTCTAAAGTAGCTGAAGATCTTAAGGACAACTATAATGAAAATAGATCTCCAGTAAAAAGTTTATTATTTGATCAGACAATTGGTGACTTGACAAGAGCTTTACTAATGTCTGAAAGATTATTAAATATGAAGTAATGAGAATAGTTGCAATCATTGTGTTATTTACATGCATTGCCATGCTTTGGGCAATAGCACATATCTTATATAAACCAGTATTTGATAAGATATCACAACAGTATGTAATTAATGAAGATGATTTTAAAATTGCAAATATTTGCATTGCAGTTATGTTAGCCCTTGCACTAACAATTGGCCTACTACTATAGCCTGTATCTCTCTTTCCAAGGTTAATACAAACAGGCTCGTCCCCAGTTGCAAAGCTGGGGATTTTTTTGTATATTAGTGTATGGCAGAATTTGTTAAACAAGGGGAAGTTAATGTAGCTGGTACAATACTATATATAGGTTCAGCTAATCCAGTATTAACTAAGATAACAACCTTAAGGTTTTATAATCCTTTAGCATATGTGCTTACACTAGAAAGATATGATGCAATATCTGCTACTAGTGAAACATTATATGAGTTAAACTTAGATCCTGGAGATACAGTTACTGATGATTTAATATATGCTCTAAAAGAAGGGGATGAGTTAGTTGTATACTCAGATATTCCTGGTACTACTTATTATGTATACGGTATAGATTATGCAAGTAGTTGATAATAATGGAAATGTATTTGGTGGTGGATTACAAATAAATGGTCCAGATGGTAAACCAAAAACTAGTGGTGGAGGTGGGGGAGGTGCTCCTTCTGGTCCAGCTGGTGGGGATCTATCTGGTAGTTATCCTAACCCGGGAGTAGTATGGGCTAATGGTTTACCCACTTATGACTTACAGTATTATCCACTAAGTTTAAATCCAGCAGGATATATTACAACTGCAGCTCTGTCAGGTTATTTAACTGCAGCTACTGCCGCAAGTACCTATTATCCTCTTACAAATCCTAGTGGGTTTATCTCAGGTATAACAGGATCTATGGTTACTAGTGCTTTAGGATTTACACCTTATAATAGTACAAACCCATCAGGATTTATAACTTCCTCAGCATTAGGACCTTATCTTACAGCAGCAACTGCAGCTAGTACCTATCAACCTACATTGGTATCAGGCACCAACATCAAGACAGTGAACGGGAATTCACTGCTAGGTAGTGGGAATTTAACCATCGGCCCCAGGCTAATGGGATATAGTGGAATACTAGGCACTCCTACTACAGGCACAAGTATAACTATATGTCATTCATTACTCATCCCTGCCAATACATTAAACAGCAACAATATCCTGCAGGTAGTATTTAGGATGTACCGACAATCAGGCAATGTAGGGCAGATGTATGGACGTATCTACTTCAACACTACCAACAGCTTAACAGGTGCTACATTAATTAGTGGTATATTTAGTTTCAATGCTGGGCAGTTCATACTTTACTGCGAGCGTAACTATAGCTATGATGGCACAAGTCTTAGGGCAACAGGAGGAAATACAATTGAATATAATCCAGGTACCACTATACAAACCACTGCATTCAATAGAACAGTTAATCAATATATCTTATTTACTATGCAATGTCAAAACATTGCCGATGTAGCTAACATAGATATGTATAAAGTATTTGCATATGTTTAATTACAATGGAATAGAGTATACAATCACAGGACCTATTGAAGTAGTGAGTGATACACAACTGCACGTAGAAACGGACAAGGGTATCATTCTAGTAGATGATACAATGGATATATATAAAGAATTAGTTTCTAATTAGTTTGTTATCTAAATAATTTTCATTATATTATAGATATAGTGTATACAATTATTATTTTAAAAACAAAAGATCATGGATATTTTAAATTTTATTTCTTGGATTAAAGCCGGAAACTACAGAGAAACTCTTCCTACAGATGTTTCTAACTTATTAGCGGTTGGAGCTAAAGACCCTAGCAGAGATGATGCTTGGTTGCCTCTTGCAGTAAATGCAGCACCTTTACAATCTTTGTACGATACAGGTACTGTAACTCAATTAACAAATATTAATACGGCTGTTACTTTAAATACACATGCCGGAGTTATTAATACAGTAAATGCAGCTACTGCACCAGGTACACCGGATGTATTTGTATTAAATAATACAAATATAGAAGCAAATTCAATTTTGCTTTTAAGTATTAATTATCCATCTGTTGGATCAGGTACTCCAGTAGTATCTTCAGAAATTAATGCACTGGGTAATTCTGCAAGGATTATTATTAGAAATCCAGATGCTTCTGGCCCATTGGATCAACCATTAAACATTCATTTCTTGATTATTAATCCTGCATAATGTCAATAGGAAATTTAAAAGACTACGGAAACAAGGGAAATAATTTCCCTTTCCAATTAAAAGTGCTTGAAGGTATTCAAGCTGTTTTTAATGCATTAACTGGAACTACTAATGGTCAACAAAGAACACCTCAAATTTTATATGATTTAGGACCTAATGCTACACCCCTAGGAGTTTATAGTTTTTCTATTGCTAATGTAGGAGCTGCTGCTGGTACTGTAGATGGTCAAATTCTACCAGCTGGAACAACTATAAATTATGATGCTGGAGCTTTAAATAATACCTTGGGCTCTATAACATATGATGCAACAGGCACAGCATTTTTAATCACTTGGATATCATAAGTAATGAGCACTGAAATTTATTTGCGTGGACCTGCAGCTACTAACTATGGTTTATTTGCTCAATTAGGAAATAGTCCAGTAATTACTGGTACAACAGCTGAGTTAACTTTAATTAATGGTGGAGTAGGTAGTTTGTCAGTTCCTGCAAATGGATTCTCAGTTGGAGATACTTTCAGAGGAGACTTTGGTGGTTTATTATCGGCAAAAAATAATGATTCAATAAGAATAAGAATAAAAACCAATGGGGTTATTTTAGCAGATAGCGGATTACAAACTTTACCTGCTACTACAAATGCTGTTTGGTCTTTATCATTGGACTTTACTATTAGAGCCATTGGCACTGCGGGAGTAGCATCAATTGTTACACTTGCTAATTTTTTAAGTTTAAAACAATCTAATAGTACATCAGAAGGATTTGGTTTTAATACAGTAAACAGCACAACCTTTGATACAACAATACCAAACACATTAGATGTTACAGCACAATTTAGTAGTGCATCAGGACTCAATTCTATTTACTCAGATATATTTATATTAAATAAAATTTACTGATTCAAATGAGTACATTAATTCAAATATCTAACCCGCAAAATCCAATTGTTTTAACAATGGATGGTAATCCTGTTGCAGGTACAATTGCAGAAACAGATTGTTCAATAATAAGAGTAGATCCGGGACAACTAAATTCTAGAGATATGTTTACTACTTTAGCTAAGCATAATATTATAGCTACAACTGGAACAAGTATCTATAGATTATACTATAATAATGTACCAACATTTGTAGGCGGTAGCTTAATAGCAACATCTAGTGCTTTAACTCCCGGACTTAATTCAGGTTCTTTTTCTAGATTTTTTACAATTAGCGGTACTAATATTATTGGAGCTGATCCTATTGGTCAAGTTGAAACTGATTATAATCAAACAGATGATGCTATTACATTTATTGATTTAACTAATACAATGTACTTTATTTTTACAATTGAGAATTCAGATGTAAGTATTATTGCAGATGTTCCAAAATTTGTTATCCAAATATTTAAATAGTATGAAAAACTTAATTATACTTTCTTTACTACTAGTATTTATCACTTCTTGTTCATTAGAAAGAAGACTTGAAAAATACTGTCCATTATGTACTCAGAAAGATAGTATAGTTACAATAACACAAATTAGAGATACAACTATTAATATCCCGGGAGAAACTGTATATATAGAAGACACATTATTCTGTGATTCACTAGGTAATGTATATGCCTCTAGACTAGCAGAGAAAGATGGAACTATTATTAAGTTACAATCAAGAGTTAGAGACAATAAATACAAAGTAATTGCCCGCGTAGATACTATCTACAGAACTGTAAGAGGCAATACTATTTATAAAACTAGATTAGTAACAAAAACTCAAAAGCCACAAAAGATAAAATACATCCCAGGTTGGGTCAATTTCCTAGCATGGTTGGGTGGTATATGGTTAATAATTATTATATTATATATTATATACCGTCTGATTAAAGCTCAAATACCTACAATATGAAAACAAATATAACTTTAGGAATCTTGGCAGTTTCTTCTTTCTTTGCACCAATTGAAATTATGGTTCTTGTTTTAATGTTTATAATCTTTGTAGATACTGTAGTTAAACTAATTTCCCTTAGAAAAATAGCTAAACAGACTAATAGAAAATACAGAGATGTATTTCAATCTAGAATTCTTAGACAGGGATATGTGTACAAATCTCTAGGGTATTATATCACTGCAGGTGTAGTGTTTCCATTAGACTATTATGCATTAACTCCATTTGCAAATAGCTTACTTGACTTCTTAGGTTTTTCTTTTGTAATTTCTGTACCAGCTATTTTAACTAATATCCTACTAGGCATATTCTCAATTATAGAACTAGCTTCTATTAATGAAAACTGGTTTGATATTACCGGAAACAATGTACTTAGAAAAACTTGTGATACTGTAAAGAAATTAAGAAAAGGTTTAAAAGAAGCATCAGACACTTACAAAGACATCAAGAACTAATGAAACTGGATATTAATAAAATTGTTCAGGCAAGATTAGACAAAGATCAGTTCTATGCTGAAGAGTCTAAGAAGACACAAATCTACCTACATCATACAGCAGGTGGAGGCAATGCAGTAGCTGTATCAAGATACTGGAATAGTAATGATACAAGAATAGCAACTGCATTTGTTATTGGTGAGAATGGGGACATTGTACAATGTTTCTCATCTAAACATTGGGCTTGGCATTTAGGTATAGATTCAGAAGACTTTACTAAGAATGGTGCAAAGTATCAGAACTTAAATAAACTTTCTGTAGGTATAGAAGTTTGTAATTGGGGTCCATTAAAACTCCGCAATGGCAAATACTATAACTATGTAAATGGTGTAGTTAAACCAGAGAATGTAACAACTCTTGAGACACCATTTAAAGGTACTAAATATTGGTACAAATATTCAGATGCACAGATTGAATCTCTAAGACAACTAGTAGAATACTTATGTGAAACATATGATATTCCTAAGACTTATAGATCAGAAATCTGGGCAATTGATAGAGAAGCATTTAAAGGGGTTCCTGGAATCTATACACATAACTCTGTTAGAAAAGATAAGAGTGATATGTATCCAGATCCTAAAGTAATAGACATGTTAAAAAACCTATAAAATGAAATTTAGAAACTCTTGGAAATCATCCACAAAACAATGGGATAAAATAATGATTAGAGTAAGAATCTCTTCATTAGACTTCTTATCATTTGAGATAGATATATCCAGAAACTTTTACTTACTAACTATATTAAACTTAACTATAAAAAATCGGTAATCATGGCAGATCCAATTAATCCATCTAGAAAAAGAGTAGTCAAAAAAACTGACATTAAAAGCTCTGACAAAAAATCTACACTAGGAACAGAAACTAAAACTGTTTACAGAAAAGATAGAGTAACACCTAAGAAAGTTGTTACAACTGACTATGCAAATTATTATACACCAAAAGGTGGTATGATGGGTGGTAGTACAGTTTTAAAGAAAGAGAAAAAAAGATTTGATAGATCTGGAAATCTTAAAAGCACAACTACATTAACTCCAATTAAGAAAGTTGGTGGTGCAACAGATGAAAATTGTTGGCCAGGAAAACCAGGATGTGGTCATAAAAGAGCTAATAGAGTTAATAATAGAAGAGCTGCCGCTAGTAAAATTCCTGTAGGAAAAATTATTGGTGGTGTTGCAGCTGGTGTACTTGGTGGATTAGCTCTTAAGAATAAAGATAAAATTAAAGAGAAATTAGGAATAGAAAGAGATGGTGGTTCTATTAAAAAACTTAAAAAAGCTGCATTAGGTATGTCAACAGAAGAAAGTTGTGGACCTGGAAGACCTAAGTGTGGTAAGACTAGAACTCTAAGAGGAAAAACTACAAGATCTAGAACAGGACCAGCTCCTGGTAGAACTTGGATGTCAAGCATGTCTAAAGGCGGTTCAGTAGCAAAAAGAAAAAAATAAATTACTTTTCTGTAAGTAAGGTGATCCAGGTATATACTATGCCTGGATTTTTTATTTAAACTTGTTTTATTTAAACTTATTTTATATATATTTGTGTAAACTAATATAAATTAACGTCTTATGGAAACAACAAACCAACAACCAGAAATGGAGATGACTCCAGAACAATTAGAAGAGCAAAAAGAAAAGATGCTTGAGTTTTACAGAAACTCTATGCCATATTTAAAAGCTCAACTAGATTATGAAAAAATGCTTTTAGAAATTGATGAAACAAGATTTAAAAGATCTAGTATTCAATATCAGTTTGCTATGATGATGAATCCTCCACAAGAAGAAGGTGATGATCAAGAAGAATCTTCTGAACCAACTAAATCTGAAGGCAGAAAGCTTAAGAGAGGGTAATCATGGCTATAGTAAATCAAGTACAGAAAAAAGTAAGAATGCCCAAATGGGATGTGGTTAAATTCCAGATTCTTACACACTGCTACATTAAGAGAATTAATCTTAGTGACTCAGATCTTAATTGCTTGACTTTACTAAGTTTCAATGAACCAATAGAATTAACAGACTTTTGTTATGATGCATCTTCAGATGAAGAGCCAATCTTTAAATCTCCACAGACTGTTAGGAACAGTGTAAATAAAGCTGAGAAAAACAATCTGGTAATTAAAGATGCATCTAACAAAAAGTTAATTAAACTAAATCCAGATTTAAAGATTCAGACAGAAGGAACTATTCTTTTAGATTACAAATTTTTAGGGGATGAATCCAAGGAAAGCTAAAAGAATCTATGATGTAGTATCTGAAGATCTAAACATTAAAAAAGATTTAGTTGAAGACTTAGTAGAGTTTTATTATAAAGATGTTAGAAAGCTACTTACCAATCTAGAATATCCAAGAATAAACATAGATGGTCTTGGTCAGTTTGTAGCAAAACCAAAAGCAGTAACAGGTTCAATTGATAAGATAACTAAATCACTTGATAATCATGATACTTCTACATTCAAAGCATACCATAATAAAAAGGCAATGGAAAACAAACTAGAGCTATTACTAAAGTTAAGCTCTAAGTTGGAACAAGTAAATAATAGGAAAGAAGAATTTTTAAAAACCAAGAATAATGAAAAACGTACTTAATCTTATTTGGCAAAACAGATCACAGATTCTTGAAGGTATCAAGAACTCTGTAATTAGAGATGAGACAGTAGAAGAAATATCTAGACTTAGATATGACATCTGTGATGAGTGTCCTAGTAAAGGTAAGAAGTGTGCAGTAAAAGGTACAGCTCCTTGCTGTAATGAATGTGGGTGTTCACTTACATTTAAAACTAGATCATTAGCAGCTTCATGTCCATTGGGTAAATGGGATGCTTTAATTACTGAAGAACAAGAAGAAGAATTAGAGAAACTATGAGTATAGTATTTAATGCCAAAGATCATAGCTATAAGAGCAATGATGGGTCAGAAATTAATTGGATAAGTGTTACTACACTAGTATCTCATTTTAAAAAACCTTTTGATGCAGAGAAGATTGCAAAGAAGGTATGCAAGAATAAGAGATCTAAGTGGTATGGCTTTTCACCAAAAGATATTATATCTATTTGGAATGCAGAATCAGAAAGAGCAGTTACTCTTGGAACATTCTATCATAACCAAAGAGAAGCTGACTTATGTTCTTTAGCTTCAATAGAAAGAGAAGGTGTTACAGTTCCAGTGTTTAAACCTAATGATTTAGCAAATGGAATTAAGACAGCTCCTTTACAAAAATTAGAACCAGGCGTGTATCCAGAGCATATGGTTTATCTTAAATCAGCAGGCATCTGTGGTCAGTCAGATCTCGTAGAAGTAGTTAATGGTAAAGTGAACATTATTGATTACAAAACTAATAAAGAGATTAAGACTGAATCTTACAAAGATTGGGAGGGAGTTTCTGAAAAGCTACTCTCTCCTGTATCTACATTAGATGACTGTAATTTTAATCACTACAGTTTACAGTTAAGTATCTATATGTATATGATACTAAAACACAATCCTAAATTGCAACCTGGGAAAATGTTTATCCATCATATACTATTTGAGACAGAGGGGGAAGATAGATATGGGTATCCTTTAACAAGCTATGATGACAATGGAGATCCAATTGTTAAAGATGTAGTACAAATGGAGATACCATATCTAAAAGATGAAGTAACAGCTATTATGCATTACATACATGATAATAAAGATAAAATTAAAAAGAAATGATTGTAAAACTATTTGACATACAGAATGGTAAAGTAATTCCAACAGAGCATTGCTATACCTTAAAGGCACTTAAGGTAGTTATGGATAACTATCCTGATGATTACATCAAGATATATCAGTACTTGTTTTATATGACATGTCCTAATCCAGACTTAAATCCATTTTTCTATACACCGGATTTAGATAAGGAGTCTTTAATTCTAGAACAAATAGACGCAGAGTTTTCTACTGAAGATCAAGATATATACATAGCATTACAGTTTTGCCAGAGAATGTATGAAACACCTACATCCAGAGCATACAAAGGTATTGCATCCATGTTAGATAGATTAGGTAGATATATGGAAACTACACCTATTACACACGGGCGGGATGGTAATATTACAGCTTTAGTAAATGCTGCTAAGAACTATGAGGCAATTAGAGCATCATTTAAAGGTGCATATAAAGATCTACAAGAAGAACAATCTAGTAGAGTAAGAGGTGGTATTGGAATGGCATATGATCAGTAATGGAGATATTTGAAAACATACCAACCTATGACAATGGAACTTGGACTGTTACAGACTTTTCTTCAAGAGAAGAGTTTGCCAAGTTTGTAAGAGATATTTTTGATGAACCCGGTAAATATAATTTTGATGAAACTAGCTTATTATTTAATTCTGAATCAAGAAAGTTCAGAGAAAATGGATATTACTGCGACTCTCCCTTTAAGTCCAAAGACTTCATCAATTACTGGGATGACCAAAAGCTTAGATGTAGAAGAGGAGTTATCTATAAATCAGGAGAAAGAACTTGGTATCTTACAAGAGATTACTACATGTGGCTTAATTTCTTACCAATATTTGATAAGGAGCAACAAATTTTTGACTTTGCTAAAATCAGGGATGCCCAGTATCACATGGCCCTCTATGAACTATTGGCAGAGCTCAACTTTAAGCATGTAGCTATTCTTAAAAAACGTCAGATAGCCTCTTCTTATTTTCACATGGCTAAGCTATTAAATCAAATTTGGTTTGAGGCTGGGGTTACTCTGAAGATAGGAGCAAGTCTAAAAGACTATATAAATGAGAAAGGTTCATGGAAGTTCTTAGATGAATATGCTGCTTTCTTAAATGAGCATACTGCATGGTATAGACCAATGACTCCACATAAAGTAATGATGTGGCAACAGAAGATTGAAGTAAGGAAAGGGGATAGAAAGAATGAAGTTGGTCTCAAAGGTACAATGCAAGGTATGTCATTTGAGAAAGATCCAACAAATGGTGTAGGGGGTCCGGTAAAGTTCTTCTTTCATGAGGAAGCTGGTATTGCACCAAAGATGGATCAAACATATGAGTATATGAGACCAGCAATGAGATCTGGTTTAATTACTACAGGTATGTTTATAGCTGCAGGATCTGTGGGGGATTTATCTCAGTGTAATCCACTTAAGGATATGATCTTAAATCCTACATCTAAAGATATCTATGCAGTAGAAACAAATCTTATTGATAAGAATAATACAGAAGGTCTCTCAGGTTTGTTTATTCCTGAGCAATGGTCTATGCCTCCACATATAGATCCATATGGTAATTCACTTGTAGAAAATGCATTAGAAGCATTAGATAAACAATTTGAAGAATGGAAGAAAGATTTATCTCCTGAAGATTACCAGTTAAGGATATCTCAGCACCCTAGAAATATTGAAGAAGCATTTGCTCACAGATCTGTATCTATATTCCCACCACATCTTGTTGCAGCACAACAAAGAAGAATAGATGAGAAAGAATATGCTTATGAATTTCTAGATATATTCTATGATGAGAATGGGAAACCTAAAGTAAAGGAAACTAATAAGTTACCAATTATGCAATTCCCTGTGTCTAAGAAACTAGAAGATAAAACAGGAACCCTTGTTGTATGGGAAAGACCAATTAAGGATCCAACCTTTGGACAATACTATGCATCCATTGACCCCGTGTCAGAAGGAAAGACAACTACCTCAGAATCATTGTGTTCCATATATATAATGAAAGCTCCAGTAGAAGTAACTAAAGTTACTGGTCCTGAAACAGAAACATATATAGAACAAGATAGAATAGTAGCTGCTTGGTGTGGTAGATTTGATGATATCAATAAAACACACCAGAGATTAGAGCTAATAATAGAATGGTATAATGCATGGGCACTTATAGAAAGTAACGTGTCTTTGTTTATACAATACATGATATCTAGAAAGAAGCAAAGATATCTTGTACCAAAAGGTCAGATTATGTTCTTAAAAGACTTAGGGGCAAACACTAACGTTTACCAGGAGTATGGTTGGAGAAACACCGGTACATTATTTAAAGGACATTTATTAAGTTATGCTATTGAATACTGTAAGGAAGAGTTAGATGTAGAAACAAAATCTGATGGTACAATAGTAAGAACTAAGTATGGAATAGAAAGAATTCCTGACCCCATGTTAATTAAAGAAATGCAAGAATATGCAGATGGAGTTAACGTGGATAGACTTGTAGCATTTACAGCATTAGTTGCATTCATGAGAATACAACAATCTAATAGAGGTTATGCAAAGAGAACTGTTATGGATGATGCTGCTAAAAACTTGCAAAAGTCAGAAAATTTGTTTAAATTAAATAGTAGTCCATTTAGGCATATGGGTAACAACGGTAGATTAACAAATGGTTCAGTATTTAAAAAATCACCATTTAAAAATATAAAGTAACTATGCAAGTATATAACGCATTACAGTTAAAGAAAGGTGCTAAGGTAGATCAAAACAGGATGGGTAGTGTTACCCAGCCTTTGCAGTTTTTATCTAAAAAAGATAAAGATGAAGAATGGGCTGCTTGGAACTTAGACTGGTTAGAATGGAATGGTCTTAAGCAAATCAGAAGAAATGCTAGAAGACTAATGAAAAACTATAAGCTTGCAAAAGGTATTATAGATAGAACAGATTATATCATTGAAGAGAATAATGAATATAAAGACATTGTAGAATTACTTACAAGAGAAGAAGCTACAGCATTAGAGTTAAAGTTCTACCCTATTATCCCAAATGTTATTAATGTTCTTGTATCTGAATTTGCTAAGAGATCAACCAAACTTACATATAGAGCAGTAGATGAGTTTTCATATAATGAGATGCTAGAAGAAAAAAGAAAGATGGTTGAAGAAACTCTTCTAGCAGATGCTCAAATGAAAATTGTTACTGCATTATTAGAGCAAGGATTAGATCCAAATTCTGAAGAGGCACAGCAACAAACATCTCCAGAAAATCTTAAAACACTTCCTGAGATAGAAGCTTTCTTTAAGAAAGATTATAGATCAATGATAGAGCAATGGGCTTCTCACCAACATAGAGTAGATGTTGAGAAGTTTAAGATGGATGAGCTTGAAGAAAGAGCATTTAGAGATATGCTTATTACAGATAGAGAGTTCTGGCATTTTAATATGTTAGAAGATGACTATGAAGTAGAACTATGGAATCCAGTAGTTACTTTCTATCACAAGTCTCCAGATGCTAGATATATTTCTCAAGGAAACTGGGTAGGTAAAATAGACATGTTTACAGTATCTGATGTAATAGATAAGTTTGGATATATAATGAGTGAGGAGCAGTTAAAAGCTCTTGAAGCAGTATATCCTATTAGATCAGGTGGTTATATAGTTGGTGGTTATCAAAATGACGGTACATATTATGATGGAACAAAATCTCATGAGTGGAATGTTAATATGCCTTCTCTTGCATATAGACAATATACTACAGCTAGAGCAAATTCAATTACTGATGGTGGTGATATTATAAATCAGATACTATCACAGGGAGAAGATTACTTTGATCAAGGTACAGCATACTTACTTAGAGTAACCCAAGCATATTGGAAGTCTCAAAGAAAAGTAGGTCACCTTACTAAAATAACTGAAGATGGTCAAGTTACTAATGAAGTAGTAACAGAAGACTACCAAGTTACAGATAAGCCAATCTATGATACTAGATTATTTAAGAATAAGACAAAAGATAATTTAGCATTTGGTGAACACATAGACTGGATCTGGATTAATGAAGTATGGGGTGGCATTAAGATTGGACCAAACATTCCATCTTTCTGGGGTATGAATAATCCTGGTGGATTCTCACCTATCTATATTGGTATCCAGAGAAACAAAATTGGCCCATTAAGATTCCAATTCAAAGGAGATCAAAGCTTGTATGGATGTAAGCTTCCTGTAGAAGGAGCAGTATTCTCAGATAGAAATACTAAGTCTACAGCTTTAATAGACTTAATGAAACCATACCAGATTGGATATAACATTGTAAATAATCAGATAGCAGATATCTTAGTAGATGAGCTTGGTACTATTATCATGTTAGACCAGAATACTTTACCTAAACATTCACTTGGTGAAGACTGGGGTAAAGGTAACTATGCTAAGGCTTATGTAGCAATGAAGAATTTCCAGATGTTACCATTAGATACATCTATTGCTAATACAGAAAATGCTCTTAACTTCCAACACTTCCAAAAACTAGATCTATCTCAGACAGAAAGATTAATGTCAAGGATTCAGTTGGCTAATCACTTTAAGCAACAAGCTTATGAAGTAATTGGTGTTAATGCTCAAAGAATGGGTCAGCAGTTATCACAAATGACAGCTACCGGTATTGAGCAAGCAACTTCTTCATCATATGCACAGACAGAAGTATTCTTTATACAACATGCTGATTACTTAATGCCAAGAGTTCACCAAATGAGAACTGACTTGGCACAGTATTATAATGCAACTAAACCATCTGCAAGATTAACATATACTACATCAGCAGATGAAAAAGTTAATTTTCAAATTAATGGTACAGATCTTTTGATGAGAGATCTTAATATATTCTGTAGTACTACTGCAAACCATAGAGCTGTTCTTGAACAGTTAAAACAAATGGCAATGCAAAATAATACCACAGGGGCATCTATTTATGATCTAGGTAAGATTGTTCAGTCTGATTCAATTGCTGAGCTTAATAACGCTCTTAAGTCATCTGAAGATAAACAGACACAGTTGAAACAACAAGAAATGCAACAACAACAGCAAATGCAAGAACAACAAACTAAATCTCAACAAGAAATTGAGAAGATGAAGATTGATGCTCAAGCTGCTGAGAAAGAAAAAGATAGACAAAGAGATATCTTGGTTGCTGAAATTAGAGCTGCTGGATATGGATCTATGGCTGATGTTAATAAGAATGAGATGTCAGACTATGCAGATCAAATGAAAGAGATTAGATCTTCTGAACAATATCAAGAACAAACTAGCTTGCAAAGAGAAAAGCAGGTTAATGAGAATATGAGACAGTCTCAAAAGATGGATATTGAAAGGGAAAAACTTCAAGCACAAAAAGAAATAGCAGATAAACAGCTACAGATAGCAAGAGAAAATAAGAATAAATTTGATAGTAAGAATAAGAATAAAGAAAAAGAATAAGCACTTAGCCATATAGTGCAAAAAATAAATATTCTTATTATAAATTTTTCAAGTTTATTGCTTATATTAAATTATAAACAAAACCAACAAACATGGAAGAATTAGACAAAGTACTTGGTGAAGACCAAGTGCAAGCTACCACAAAGGTAGAACAGATAGATGTAAACATTGATGAGATGTTTGGAATGCCAGGAGCAGAGAATGTAATGCTCCCAGCAGATGAAGAAAAACCTAAGTCTATGTTCTCTAAAGAGAATGTAGACACATCGTTCCTTGACAAGCCTACTTCTAAAGAAGAAGTAGCAAAGAAAGAAGAAGTAGAAGAAACTATTGCTGAGTTAGATAGTTTAATTACTCAAGAAGAAGATGCTGGTAACAAAGGCAGACCAAAGGTTGATAAATCAGGTCTAGCAGAGTTAGCATCTAAAATGATTGAGGAAGGATCTTTAGTACCTTTTGATGATGACAAACCATTAGAGGAGTATACTACAAAAGATTTCCGTGAACTATTTGAAGCAAACTTCCAAGAAAGAGAAAATGCAGTTAGAGAGAATACTCCAAAAGAGTTCTTTAATGCATTACCAGAAGAACTTCAGTATGCTGCTAAATATGTAGCAGATGGTGGTACAGATCTTAAGGGTCTATTTAGAACTCTTGCTCATGTAGAGGAGATGAGAGAGTTAGATCCAAATGATGAATATGACCAGGAAGAAATTGCAAGACAATACTTGTTTACTACAAACTTTGGAACTCCAGAAGAAATTGAAGAAGAAATTAATGACTGGAAAGATATGGATAAGCTTGGTCAAAAAGCTAATCAGTTTAAACCAAAGTTAGATAGAATGCAAGAAGAGATTGTTGCTAGACAACTTGCAGAGCAAGAAGTAAAGAAACAACAACAAGAGCAAGCTGCTAGACAATACACAGATAATGTATATGGAACTTTAGCAAATGGTGAAATTGGTGGAATTAAACTTGATAGAAAAGTACAAAGTATGTTATACTCAGGATTAGTTCAACCTAACTACCCTTCTATTTCTGGTAAACAAACTAACTTACTTGGACACTTATTAGAGAAGTATCAGTTTGTAGAACCAAGACATGATCTTATTGCAGAAGCACTTTGGTTACTTGCAGATCCAGATGGATATAAATCTAAAATTAAGGATCAAGGAACTAAACAAGCTGTAGAGAAAACAGTAAGACAATTAAAGACAGAACAGTCAAGAAAGATCACATCTTCTGTAAATGATGACAGAGAGTATGATGCTAAGACTAGAACTAGTAAACCACAAAAAACCATCTCAAGAACTAATATGTTCAAGAGATTTTAATTAAGTAACAAATAAAACAAATATAAAAATGGCAACTCCAATTTTAAACAATGGGATATTCCTAAGAGATACAGCCTACCAAGCTTCATCGCATGTAGACTCTTATCACTTAGTGAATATGTTAAAAGATGCTGAACCTATGGATTTAGGTCCAGTTGATTTATGGGCTATGGCTCAGAAAGTAGAAATGCCGCTTTACCAGCTTTCTAGCTTTGGTGGCAAAAATGTAATTATGGTTGACAATGCTCGTGGAGAGTACAAGTGGCAGACTCCAGTCTCTACAGATCTTCCATATGTAATTGAAGATATTGAACCACTAAATGCTTTTAAAGGTGTTGATGGTACAACCTTCAAAATTAAAATTAGCCGCAGAGAGTTTGGACATGGTGATATCATCACTTATGACAAATACAATGGTGTGGAAATGTATATTACAGATGAGGATATCTTTCCATTAGGTGATGGTTTTGTCTATACTGTTCAACTTGTAAACAATGACAACACTAAATATTTGGATAACAAGTATTTGGCTAATGGTACAAGATTATTCAGAAAAGGTTCTGCAAGAGGTGAGTATGGTGAGAGATTCTCTGATATCATCACTCAAGCAGGTTTCCGTGAATACTATAACTTTGTTGGTGGTGCAGAAGCTCACGTACATTATTCTATCTCTTCTAGAGCAGACTTAATGATCAAAGGTGGTATGAATGCAGATGGTACAGTTCCTGTAACTGAGATCTGGAGAACATTTGATAAAAACACTTTAGACCCATCAATCACATCTTTAGAGGATATGGTTAAAGTTATGGGTAAAGATGCTGTTAAGAAAGCATTTGATAACGGAGATTTGTCTAGAACTTTCTTGACAAACATGGAAGCAGCTCACCTTTCTAAAATTGCAACTGACATTGAGACTTACTTAATGTGGGGACAAGGAGGTAAAGTTAAGCAAGATGGTCCAGATGATATCAGATTATCTGTTGGACTTTGGCAACAATTGAACAATGCGTTCAAAAGAGTATACAACAAAAATAACTTTACTCTTGACTTATTCCGTGGAGAAATCTATAACTTCTTCAATGGTAAGGTTGAGTTCCAAGGACCAGATCCAAAAAGATCTCTTATTGTACAAACTGGTATGGGTGGTATGCGTATGGTTAATGAGGCCATTAAGCAAGAAGCTATCTCTTCAGGTTTGTTAATTCAGGCTGCTGATATAGGTGCTATCACTGGTAAAGGTATGGACTTGAACTTTGGATTTGCTTATACTTCATATGTAATTCCATTCTTGGCAAATGTTAAGTTTGTTCTTAACCCAGCATTTGACAATGTTCATACAAATGATATTGAGAACCCAATCATTGATGGTTTCCCATTATCTTCTTACAGCTTTATTATCTTTGATATCACAGATAACACTAATGATAACATCTTTATGTTGAAACTTTCTTGGGATAACCAATTGAAGTGGTGGTATCAAAATGGTACTATGGACTACATGGGTAGAACTCAAGGGTTCCAGTCTTCTGGACAATTCAACGGGTACCGTGTGATGATGTCTCAAACAATGCCAGCTATTTGGGTTAAAGATCCAACTAAAGTCTTGAAAATTGTTATGAGAAACCCAATCACTGGAGGCTCTCTATAATAGATCAAAGTATGAGAGGGAGTGTAATAGCTCCCTCTTTTTACTTATTTTTAAATTTTAAAACCAACAAAAAATGGAAACTACAGGATTTACAATGGTGGAAATTAATAAGGCTGCCACCAGCAGAAAAACAGCCATAGCTATTAGAACGTTCTTTGATAGTAATTCTTCTAACATGGGATTAGAGAATTACCAACAGGTATTATTTGATGGTGTTAAGCACCATGAGCAGTTAGCTTGCTTAGAGGTTAATGGAGTAATTAGATATATCACAGGTTTAAATGAATTTGCACCTGAGATTAGAGTTTTGCCTACAGACCAAAAAGAAGCTAAGGTTAGAGAAATCAGAACAGCAGTTGCTGAGCTAGAAAGAGAACTAGCAGCAAATGTTGTAGATATTGAAGACAAAGAATTTTGGAATAAAGTAAAATTACTTAATCCAAATAATAAAGACTTCTGGAATAAGATAGATTTAAAATGTGGTAATGAGCCAGTTTATCTTGATCCAAAAGATCCTTTTGATAGAATTAAAATTTATGCTATTGAAGCTGGAGGATTTTCAATTGTAGCAAAGAGCTATGAAGATGCAAGATCAAAAGCTAAACCGCCTAAGTTTTATTTAGATAAAGAAGAAGAAACTGTAATGATCAGAACTGAGTACAAGAAAATGCGTAATAAAGCACTTTCTGAATTACAGAAGTTATTTGATAAGAACAGTACAAAACTATTCTATGTTGCTAAAGTAGTAGATATTAATAGCACACAGTATAGAAAACATACACCAAATGATGTCATTTATGAGAACATGGATATGTACATAAATGGTGAAGGAGGAGAAAGCAACAAAGAAAGAGCAGCTAAATCTTTCATGGATGCAGTAAATATGGATATGGAGACACTAAAAATTAAATCAGTTGTTAGAGATTCCGTATTTTTTAAGTATATTATTAATAAGGCAGATGGTCATATTTATCATGCTAAGTCAAATAGCTTACTTGGTAGAAATGTAGCTGATGTTGTAGAGTACTTAAAGAACCCACTTAATGAGGATGTTCTTAAGGATCTTACAGCTTCTGTTGAGAAATTATGGAATAGTTAAAATTAAAATAAAATGGCCAAAAAAAAATCTAATGCCGGAAATGCTTATATATTAAGCCAACTAAATTCTTATAAAGGTTTTAGTATGCCAAAAGTAAATGTAAAAGCAAAACCTAAAGCTGATGCATCTAAGAAAAAGGTGGAACCTAAGAAAAAGGTTGAAAATAAAAAATCTGGACCATCTTTATATGATACAACAGTTAAAGATCAATATGGAAAACCAGTAGTTAATAAACCTTCTGATTCTAAGAAAAAGCCATATGGCATGGCATCTAAAACTTCAGATAAAAAGAAAGTAGTTAAAAAAGTAGAAACTAAAAAACAAACTACACCTAGTAAACCTAAAGTAACAGGTAATAGTTTTCTTGATGTAGCTACTGGTGCAAGGCCTGCAGATTATTATAGCGTTAAAACTAAACCAGCTGCACCTACTAAAAAAGTAGCTCCGGTTCAAAAACCTAAAGCTACTGTCAAAAAAGTAGAAACTAAAAAGGTGGTTACTAAAAAACCTGAAGTTAAAAAACCAGCTCCTATTAACAAAGATCTTCTTAACAAGATGACAAGAACTGGTCAAGCTTTTTATTTAGATACTAAGACTGGTAAACTTGAAAAAAATCCTGATTGGAACACTGAAGTTGGAGTAAAAAAATTAATTAAAAAAACTGAAGATTTTAAAAAAGGACAATCTAAAAAAGTAAAATCTAAAATTGAATCTTTAAAAAGACCAGAGATTAGAAAGAAAGTAACTATTCCTGAAGTTGTTGTAACGCCTCCAAAAAAATCTGAACCAACTGTATCACAGTTGTGGCAACAAAAAACTGGTACTAGTTGGTCTGAAGCTAAAAAGCAAGGATTAACTGATGGTTCAGCAAGTTCTAATATTGCTTTGATGAAGAAGTTAAAGTCTGGTGAAATAAGTAAAAGTAGTTTGTCAAAGCCAAAAACTGAGACTACTCCAACTCCAGTTACAACAACTCCTACACCTTCTCCTACACCTAAACCTACTCCATATGCTGGATCAGGAATCGGTGCAATGGAAAGAGCAGATATGGAATTTGAAGAACAAGGATTTAGAAGAGGAGGTTCAGTTAAGAAGATGCGTAAGAAGATTGCTGTTAAAAGAAAAAAATAATTTATATAAAATTAAATAAAATGAAAAAGACAAAAACTGGAACTTATGTTGGTTTAAACAATAAAGTTTCTGCATTAAAATCTGCTGGTACAAAAGGTACAAAGTCTGGAGTTAACTCTAAAGTCTCTGCATCTAAAGTAGCTAAAGGACGTTCAGGTGGTGTATCTAAAGCTCCTAAAAAAGCAAACCCATAATGCCAAAGGATTCTTGCTATCATAGTGTAAAAGCACGGTATGCCGTGTTCCCTTCAGCAAGGGCTTCTCAAGCTATTGCCAAATGCCGTAAAGGTAAAGGTCAAGTAAGAAAGACTGAGAAGGGTACAGAGCTAAAAAGATGGCAAGCAGAAAAGTGGCAGGATACTAAATCAGGAAAAGCTTGTGGTGCCGGTGGTAAAAATGAATACTGCCGGCCTACAAAAAGAGTATCTAAAGATACACCAAAAACAAAGTATGAACTAACTCCTTCTAAACTAGCTGCTAAAAAGGCAGAGAAGTCTAGAGTAGGAATGGGAAGAAGAATTAAAAATGTATAAGATGAAAGCTAAGAAACCAGTTAAAAAATTAGTTAAAGCACAAAGTGGTATTACTGTACCAGCTAGATCTAACAAAGCAGATAGGATTGCAAAAAAAATGGCTAATCCTAATACAAATTTGAATAGATGGAAAAAATTAAAAGATAAGTATGATGAAGAAATGCAACCAAAAACTTCTAAACCATCTACAAGCACATCATCTTCTACTAAACCATCTTTTTCTGATAAAGTTTCTTTAGCTGGAAAAAGAATTGATAGAAATATAACTAATAGAAAAGCTGTTAATCAATTACAAAGATCCCAAAAAGTTGTTAATTCAAATAAAGCAAAAGCCGATGCTTTATATGATAAAGCTGAGGCTACCTATAGTAAGGCAATTGATAAAAATAAAGAAGTTAATAGATTTAAAAGAGAAAAAGGTTTTGCACCAGGAGGTGATGGTACTTATTTTGGAACAAGTAACTATTCTAAACCAGGTCCTATTTTTAGTAAACAAAAAAGAGGTGGAGTTGTAAAAACTAAAAAAAGAAAATAATGGCAATTAGAAAAACAACAACTAGAAAATCAACACCAGCTAAGAAATCTTCTTCAGTTGGTATTTCTATTTTAGGTGGTAGCAAAGCAGACATGAGAAAGTGGGAAATTGAATCTGCTATGTCTACATTACAAAGAGCTGCTGAGATTCAGAAGAATGCTAAACTCATGAATGATGTAAAAAGACTTGCTGCTGAAAAAGCAAAAGAATTTAACAGCATTGCTGCTGGTAAAAAGTTTTAATCATGGCACAGGCAAAAACAAAGAAAGTAAAAGTTACTGCCGGTGGAGAAAAACATGTAGTCTATAAAAAGACTACAAAAAAAGGTGAAGGAAAGGTTGGCAATATAATGGTTAACCATCCTACCAAAGATAAAGGTCAGTGGGATACAATAGATCTTACTGCAAAAGGTAGAGCCAAGACAGTTGCGCAGGGTGTAGCTGCTACAAAGAAATGGCATAAGGACAACCCTGATTATAAATATAAAGGAAAAGGAAATGGCAAAGTCACCAGCATGGCAAAGAAAAGAAGGTAAGAACCCAACAGGAGGTCTTAATGCTAAAGGTGTGGCTAGTTATAGAGCAGCTAATCCAGGAAGTAAACTTCAGACAGCTGTAACTACTAAACCATCAAAACTAAAAGCTGGAAGCAAGGATGCTAAAAGACGTAAAAGTTTTTGTGCTAGAATGTCTGGAATGCCAGGGCCAATGAAAGATGAAAAAGGAAGACCAACTAGAAAAGCTCTTTCTTTAAGAAAGTGGAATTGTTAATTTATTATATATAATTATGAAGACTTGTAAAATGGGTTGTGGTAAGATGAAATCTGGAGGCACAATCAAAAAAGTAAAAAAGATGGCCATGGGTGGGTCAGCTACTAATAAACTAAATGCTCCTAAAGCACCTACTAAACCTATGAAAGGTGGTGGTAATACTAAAATGGGAATCTATGGTGTTCCTAATGCAGGACCTACAGGACCAAACATTCAAGGTATTAATACCATGAAGAAAGGTGGTGCTGTTAGAAAATTAGTTAAAGCTCAGAAAGGTATTTCTACTGGTGGGGATAGACCTACTAAAGAAAGTAATAGAGATAAATTTACTAAAGAAAAAGGTTATAAAGAACCTGGAATTAATTCACCAGCATACAATAAACTTTTTACCTCAACAGCAGCAAGAGATAGCGCAAACTATTACAGAAAAAAATCTGCAGAAATGTCTAATATGAGCATTAATGATAAGAACTTTGATAAAGTAATTGTAAATAATGCAAATTTAGAAAGACAATATAACAAAGGTAAAGCTGGTTATGATAAGATGGGTTATAAGAAAGACTCTGAAGGAAGATCATCTACAAGCAAATGGTATGGTTTTGATCCAAAGACTAAGAAATATACTATGGGGCCTAACAAGGGTAAAACTCATGGTCAAGTAATGAAGTCAAGAACTACTAAAAAATAATTAATCATGTGTAGCTGTAGAAATAAAGGTAAAGTAAAAAAGTAAGGTCATGGCTAAACTTAGAAAAGTATCATCAATATCTAAAGAATTTGATGGTAAAGAAGTTCAGGGAAAACTTATTACAAGATCTGGTTTACTGGGTAGTAAAATATCTAAGGAAGTTTTTAAAATGCCCGGTGGTGGAAAGCACATTGAAAAAACAAGAACTAATAAAAAAGGAGATGTAATATCTAGATCATCTAGAGATACAAAAGTAAACCCATATAAAAAAGGAGGATCAACTGATAAGAAGTGGATTCAAAAGGCAATTAATCCTGCACACAAAGGATATTGTACTCCAATGACTAAACCTACTTGTACTCCTAAAAGAAAAGCTCTTGCTATTACATTAAAGAAAATTGCTAAAAATAGATAATCATGAAACATAATAAAAAAGTAAATCCGCTTACTCACTTTAATAATCTTAAAGCTGAGGCTGTTAAAAAGGGTAATGGGCAATTAGCTAATTACAAAAAATCATTAAAAAGATTTCAAGGAGATGTAACAGGTAGTCAAGTTACTTCTGCTGCTAGTGATAGTGCTAATAAAATTAATATGAGCAATAACGTATATAATACTGGACTTGCTAATACACGTAAACTGATGGAGGAGGCTTATAAAAAGGCAGATTTGGAAGAACGTAACAACCAAGCAGTAGAAAGACTAAAAAATATAACTATCCCAACACCTGGTGTTCAAATTTCAAAACCAACTTCCCCACAAGGAGCATATGATGAATATAAGGCTTTTCAAATGAGCAAGAGTAAAAAAGGTGGATCTGTAAAAAAAATGTCTAAAGGTGGATCACTTAAACCAGTTCCTTCTGATAAGGTAGGTCTTTCTAAATTACCAACACCGGTTAGAAATAAAATGGGATACCAAAAGAAAGGTGGCTCTGTAAAAAGAAAATAAGAAATGTTAAATAGTACTATAACTGTAAAGATTAAACAACGGCTAAATAAATTAGATAGCCAAGACTATGACAACTTAGAATGTTGGCAGATAGTTGAGGCATTTAATAAAGCCCAAGTAGAGTGGTCTAGAAGACAGTTGCATGGTATTAACCTAACTAAAGAGGGTGATGAAGGATCAACCAGAAGAAAGGATGACATGCAAGTTCTTCTTAATAAAACTACTATAACTAATTTAACTGATAAGGGAGATTATTCTTTTTTAAATATTCCTCAGAATTATTTACAGTGGAAAAGAGTAGATGTATATGCTCAAAGAGATTGCTGTGATAAAAGAAGAATGGTCATCTATCTTGCTGAAGAAGGTAATGTATCTATATTACTTAGAGACAAGTTAAAGAAGCCAAGCTTTGAATGGGCAGAAACATTTGCTACTCTTATAGATGATACAATTAACATCTATACTAATGGAGAGTTTAATGTACCAGAGGTTGATTTAACTTACTACAGACAACCTAGAAAGATTGAAATCCAAGGTTGTGTAGACCCTTACACTACTCTACAATCTCCTGTAAATGTTACATGTGAGTTTAAAGATGATATAATAGAATTAATAATAGATGAAGCAGTAAGTATTATTGCTGGAGATATTGAGTCTGGAAACCAATTCTCTAGAGGTACTGATACTGCAGAACGCAACAACTAAAAAATGGAAAAACCTAGAATGTTAAAAAGAGATGCAATGACATCAGCATCTTATACAAGTGCCCCAAGTACTGGATCAGCTAATTGTGATACAATGACTGCAGCTTGTGTGTCAGAATTAATGAATGCTGCAACTAGTATTCACAAACTTCACTTAAAAGTAAAAGGAACAGGATCATATGCTGCACACAAAGCATTGAATGAATTATATGATGCACTACCTGGTCATGCAGATGATCTTGCTGAAGGATACCAAGGTGCTGCAGAAAAACTTCTTGACTACAAAGAAGCTGCTCCAAGAACTTTAAATACAGTTGAAGAAGGTATTGCTTATCTAAGAGATATGTATCAAATGATAAATGCATTACAAGCTAAGATGCCTTACTCAGAAATTGTAAATTCATTAGATACTGTAAAAGATACTATTAACTCTGGAAAGTACAAATTACTTTTCTTAAAATAATTTTGGAGTTAGGAATATTTTTACTATATTATAATATATATGTTTAACTAAAATTTAAAAAAATGGCTTATTTTAATCATGCTTTTCAAAAAGCTTTCCTTGCTACAGGAAAAAATTTAAGTAGTCAAACTATTACTAAACCTGATGGTTCTACTATTACAGGTGTAAGTACTAGTTATGGATATTTAAATACTCCTAGTGTACCAACTTATGGTCTTAATCAACTTTCTGCAACTGGTATTACCGCAAATGGTGAATACTTTGGTGGATATGTTGGTTGGTTTGATCCTAAAGATAATTTATCAGTTGCTGTTGGTGGTTCAACTGGATGTTGCCCACTTTACCTTGCAGGTTCTACTATCTATTGTAAAGACAAAATCAGTCCTTTCTTAGGTGGATACCAAGAGACTAACAAATCTAAAATTGTTAATCCTAAATATGTAAATACTATTTATGATGTTGATCCATGTCAACCATCTAATAATGTAGTACACGTAGGTTCTACTTATTCAAGTTTAGGTGGTGGTGTTTTGACTGGTACTGCTGTAGGTGGTACTGGTTATGATCCAGCTCCTTCAACTAATATTGTAGTTGGAACAACTACAGTTACTGGTACAGGTACTGGTTTAACTTTATTTATTAATATTAGTGCTGGTAATGTACCAACTGTAGTTGGTATTGCAAGTCTTGGTAAAGGTTATAAAGTTGGTGATACAGTAAATATAAATAATGGTGATACTACTCTTCCTGTAACAACACCTTGCGTATATACTATTAATAGTGTTACTCCTGCAAAACCTACAGTTATCCCTGGAACAGATTGTTGTAAAGAGTTCTTATGTGGTGAGACTTATAATCTTCGTTTAGATGTTAAAGGTTCTCCAGCATTAAGATTCTTAAATCACAATGCATACTATACTGCAACTGCTTATACAGGATGTTGTCTTCCAGGAACTATTGCTCCAACTCCAGTAGATTCTACTGAAGTAATGATCCTTTGGGCTAATGATTTATTAAGATCACCAATTGTATCTCCATTTATTCAGATTGCTATTCAAGATGAGAATGGCGTTATTTGGTATGCTCCAGGAACAAATGCTACTTTCTTAGCTGCTGAAGGTGCTAGTACTTGGGATAAATATGTATCTACAGGACACGTTGCTAACAAATGTGCAGGTTTAATCCTTAATGGTGCTTATGTAGATACTAGATTTGGAGATTGTACATTCCAAATTTCTGACTTCTATGAGAAACAACCAGTTAACTTATATGTAAGTGAAGTAGATTATAATGGTGATCCATGTGAATTTACTGGTCTTTGTGTAGTTAATGAGTGTTTAGGATCTCAAGCAATGGGTCTTGGAGAAACTGTACTTAGAGAGATGATCCTTTCTGAGTCTTACAGACAAAACTTCTTCTCTTCTGATTTCAGAATCCGGGAGATTACTCAAGGTAACCAAATTGTAAATGCTATTGACAGACAAGCATTATATTACAAAGTACATATCTTACACAGTGTTCCTAGATTTAATAATCCATCTAGTACATTTGATAATGATCAATACTTGTTAGAAGTTATCTTTACAGATGCTACTGCAGGAACTACTTTCTGGAATGCTGTTAAAGCATGGTTATCTCAAGCTGCTTGTTCAGTTTGTGAGGTTGGTGAGTATGACTGTAAATCTACTTGTTCTTCAGTTGCTTTCCCTGCGCTTCCAGCTCAGTGTGGAATCTAAGAATTAAAGGTTAATAAATAAATAAAAGGGGAGAGTGAGTTTTTTAAGCTCCTTTCCCCTTTATTTTTAAAACATAGTTATGGCAAATCATGTATTAAGTTTAGAGGTGCCTCAAGTAATGAATGAATGCATTCTTAAAATACTTGACACAAGTGTATATCAGACATTAGATCCTGCTATTCCAATAGTATGTCCTACATTGAATATTACAGTACCTGGGTTTGGTTATTCTAACCAGATAACAGGAACTGCAATGACTAATTTTGTTAATACAGGTCACATAACTTTAACTGCATGTGATTTGCAATTGCAAACTACAAACTGCGCAACAACTTATTTTAATTTACCAGACGGTATATATATTATAAAATACAGCGTGTCTCCTAATGAGACAGTATATGTGGAGTATAATCACTTAAGAGTTACAGCAGCACTAAATAAATATTACAAGATTCTTTGTGATATAGATGTTGCAGCATGTGATCCTCCATTCAAAGTAAAACAGAGACTTGAAGAACTAAGATTAATTTTTATGTATCTTCAAGCAGCAAAGTCTAAGGTAGAGTTTTGTCTTGAGCCACAGAAAGGTATGAGCTTATACAACTATGCCGTTAAGCTTTTGAATAAAATGGAATGTAGAAATTGTTAAACTAATAAAACCAATAATTATGTCAGCATGCTCTAATTGTAAAACAAGATTGTCCTGTGGATGTCAAAGAAGAACAGCTTCTAATGGTCAATCAGTATGTTCTAATTGCATAGCCAGTTATGAAGCAAAATTAAAAGGTCCTCAACCAAAAGATAATTTACAGAAATTTACTAAATAATGGCCGCACCTCCAGCATTTTATTTCAGACTAGAATCCTGTTGTACAGGGGAGATATTATATTTTCAACCACCTACTACTCTTGGTGCTCCAATATTAGCTAATGGTTATACTTTTCCTCATCAGTTTGTATATGATGCTTTTTCAACACTTGGTGATTATTATGGACTTAAGTCTGGTCAATGTTATATAGTAACCCAAATAGTTGGTGATGGTTCAGCTTATCCAACATTGGGTTCAAACTGGCTATCATACACAGGAGATGCATTTACAGATTGTTCAGTATTATTTGGTGAATGTTTAGATTGTCCTCCATGTTATTTAGTTATGACATGTGATGGTAGTTTAGCTCCATTTACAACAAATCAAGATTTGTCAGCTTATGTTGGTCAGTCAGTAGTTCTTGTTGGTTCTGATTTTCCAGAGACATGTGTGCAAGTAATTATTGCACCACCAAATGCACAATGTGATTTAGTTACAAGTCCATTAACATATGTAGAAGATTGTGTTTGTGATTGCAACTGTTATCAAGTAATTGCAAATTCTAAAAACTGTTATTATTTAGATTGTGATGGTAATTTTCAAACTACCGGACCACTAACAGGTACAATGGTAGAAATACCATGTGCCTCTACTACACCTTGGATAGTAGGTAATGCATGGCCCGAGCCTTTTTATATAAATAATATTGGAGCTTGTGTTGACGGGGAATGCCCACAACCTTGTTATAGATTAGTAGACTGTGATGGTATTCAAGATCCTATTGATACTAATAAAGATTCATTAGGACAATATGCTATACTAGGACAAGTAGTTATTATAGAAGGATACCCAGATACTTGTTGGATAGTTAATGCAGCAATAGATTGTGAGTGTGCTATAGATGTGGTTGTACTTCAAGCATATGAAGATTGTCCAACATGTAAAAATCCAAGTAAGTATAAATTAGTAAATTGTGCTGACTCAGGTACAATAGTTTATACTAGTTCAAATTTAAGTGCTTATGTTGGGCAAGTAATAATAAGAGGAGAATGTCCAGGATGTTGGTATGTAGAAGAAATAGAAAATATACCATCTGACACAATAGTAACTGTAACTATAGCATATATAGATTGTATAGAATGTGCTAGAGAATATTACCTACTTACAGATTGTACAGGATACAAAGATCCTATTATTACTTATACAGATCTTAGCCAATACTTAGGTTCTGTAATTAAGATTCAGTATTGTCCAGAAACTTGTTGGACTGTTGCTGCAACAAATACTCCTACTAATGCAGGTATAGTAATTCCAGAAGTAGAGTATATAAACTGTCCAACATGTTTACTTACATTTCCATGTGTTTGTACTACAGTAAGAAATGACAGCACTACATCTAAGATATATAGATACTATGATTGTGAAGTAGTAGTGCAAACATTTACTCTTGCACCAGGAGAAACTTCTGAAAGATTCTGTATGCGCGTGTGGGCAGATTATTATCCTGAAACAGACTACATAGAAACTTTTGGAAATTGTACGGAAACATCAACTGATATTTGGGAATGTCCAGTAATTGTTTATCCAAGAAGAAGTGTACAACCAGGATATAATACACCAGCTTGTACTATAGCAAAGTATGAAAAAATCTCATGTAAATCTGCAGAGGTTTATTATAAGCAAGTTCTTTATTTAAGATATGGCATAACAGATTGTTGTCCAGATGAAAATGATAAATGGCTTATAAAGAAAGAGCTTATAGATATGGATGCATTAAGAGATCCTAACTATGAGTGTACTGCAGTAAATTCATGTTGTCCAAATACACCATCATGTGGACAATCTTCTTGTGGATGTACTGCACTTATTCCTTGTAATTCTCAATAATAATTAGTATATTATAGATATGAAACCTATAAATTTAGATAACAGTCCATGTAGCCCAATATCAAGTAATTGCGTGATTTGGCAAGGTCCAGATATTCCATGCATTAAACTTTGTAAAGGAGATACAGTATCTGATGTTGTATACAAGCTTGGTATGGAGCTTTGTAACATCATGGATCTTTTAAATGTTAATGGTTATGACTTATCTTGTTTTGACTTAGCAAGTTGTAAACCTCAAAATATTCAGGAGTTAATTCAATTTTTAATTGAAAGAATTTGTGCATTAGAGGCAGTAGATGCTGCAGCAGCCGCAACACCAACTACATCAGGAAATCAAGCAAGATCTACAAGTGCAGATACATTAGTAACTGTTGCTTCTTGTTTTGTTGTTGGTACAACAACAGTAATGCCTGTAGCTGAATATGCTCAAGCAATGGGAACTAGAATCTGTAATATTATAGATCAGATTAATACCATTAATTTACAGATTAATGATCTAGACATTAGAGTAACTACATTAGAAACTACTCCAGCTCCTACATTTACTATCCCATCTTTTACATTAGCATGTAATGTTGATAGTTTAATATCAGGATCTACTTATGGTATTGATGTTATTCTTGAAGAATATATAAATAATGTTTGGTGTGGTTTTTATGCTACTACTGGATCAATAACAGATTTATCTAATGCTATAGCTTCTCAATGTATTCTAGGTACTGACTTTACAAAAGTTAATCCTGCTGCTACATATGCTATGCAATATCCTACTTGGATTCAACCAACTGCTACTATTGCTGATTTATTAAATAATGCTTGGATTGTATTATGTGATATCTACAATGGTTCTGTTGTTACAATAACTCCAGCAACCACAAATACAATTCAAACTATTGTAACTGGTGGACCAGCATATACTATATCTTCTAAGATTCTTGATACTGGATGGGTAGACTTAGATGGTTTTAGTTTTTATACCGGTGCTGATACAGATGCATTAAGACCAAGAGTAAGAAGAATTGGTAATGTACTGCACTTTAAAGGTCAAGTAATGATTCCTATTGATGATGGAGCAGGTGCACCATTATTATGGCAATATCAAAATGTTCCACCAATTGATACTTATTATTTATCAACTACAGTTACTCCCGCATCTGTTGGACCAGGCTCTGTTCTTGCAAGTACTTCTGGATCAATTGTATTTAATCAAGGAAATATTGTTATTCCTACAAGTGTAATGGGAGTTGCTGAATTATTAGATGACAGTTATACTAAGAACTTTACAATAGGTTACAGAAGAACTCAAATTGATAATGCTCCTGATACAAGTACTATACTAACTACTATGGGAAGTTTAAGTATTGCTAGTAATAAAACATTAGCATTTGCATTAGTTAAAAATGGAGAACAAAATATTTTCTCTGGAACAGCTGCTTATGATACTTCACATTTGAATTATATTATTTCACATGTACGCAATGGAGACTATGTTCCTAAATTTGATAATGCAAATACTAATGTAAATAGTAATGCAGCATCTGGAACTATTGGCTTAGATATGGAATATAATGCAAATCTAAGATATCAGTTTGACTGTAATGCTAATGATGAATCAAATCTTGGAGGATTTATATTTCAATTAGACGGGTTAATTGCTTATATAGATCCTTGTACTACTGATATACCAACACCAATTGTTTGTCCTTAATAAATTAAATCATGGCTCATAATACTTGTACAACTTGCGGATGCAAAAAATGTGGATGCTCAGATAATGCTCTGACTACTCCACCAGCATGTCCTACTCCAGCAGGATGCCCAACACCTTTAACATGTTCTGAAGTTTTTGATGCAGAATGTGTAGTATATACTGGAGATCCTATTCTTTGTGGTCTAGAGGTAGTTGTACCTACTAACACAAATATGGCAGAAGCACTTCAATTAATTGTTGCTTACTTCTGTTAAAAATATAAAGTTGCAGTTTGTTGGTTTCTGTAACAACGGGTAGAACCCCTGCACTCGCGGGGGTTTTGCTTTTATTACTATATTTGTTAAAGTCATTTATTTTTAGTATATTAAATAGTATAGTATGAAGGAGTTTAAGAGTCCTGATTTAACAGCACCAAGGTATAGACCAGAAGTGCATACAATTATGAACAAAGAGTTCTTTGAAAGTTTTAAAAAGAAACATCCTAAGTATAAAGACTTAGATAATGTTGAGTTAAGGAAGATTGTAAAATACTTTAACAACACACTTTATCAGACAGTAATAGATACAAGAGATGGGGTTCAATTGCCTGAACAGATTGGATGGTTGTTTATTGGAACTTGTCAAAGTCCTAAGAAACAAAACATTGATTTTGTAAAGTCAAAAAAATATGGAGTAGCAGTTAGTAATAAGAACTGGGAAACAGATGGTAAGCTTGCTAAGATATTCTTTACAAGTTATGCATTAAAACACAAAATGAAGAATAGAGAGTTTTGGGGTTTTGTTGCTTGCAGAGAATTTAAAAGAGCAGTAGCCAAAACATATCCAGAAAACTGGAATATGTACTTAGTAGTTGAACCAACAAGAAAAATAAAACTTAACAGTACTAGAAACTATTTAGCCAGCTCTGCTAAAAAACAAGAAACAGAGGGCTTAAAACATTATAATGAATTTGACCTATGACAACTATTGGTGAATCTATATCAAGAGTTAGAAATACTTTAAAAGCAGTAAAGGAAGATCCATTCTTAACTGATAGAGTAATCTATAGCTCATTAATTAAATATGGGCAGACTCTTTTAAAGAGAGAGGATAACCAGTTTAAATTAATGAAGATTAGTTCTATCTTCCAAGTACTTCCTTACATTGAACTTATAGATGTAGATAAAGTAGAAGCAGGTTGTGTAGGAGTTTACTCAGGATGTTATTTTAAAAGATCTAAAGATAAACTTCCAACAATTCTTGAAGGAACATTTGGCCCTATTATACGTACTACATCTTCAATAGATGGTAGCATAGAAATGTTTAGAACAGATCCGGGTACTTGGGTTTCTATGGTTAGAACAACAACATTTAAATATAACACAAGAAAATATTTCTGGTATCTTAATGGTTACTTATATGCACCTAACATTGATTGGGATGCTGTAAGAATGGAAGCTATATTCCAAGGAGTTACAGATCCATGTGATCCTAAACAAGAATGTGAAATAGCTCAAGATAAACCATTAACCATTCCAGAATATTTATTTTCTGAAGTAGAACAATTTGTAATCAAAGAACTATCTATGTCTATGCAGGTTCCTGCTGATGATGCAGATGATAGTCAAAACTCTCTTAGATAATGGATTTTAATTATACTCTTAGATATAGAACATTTGATCAATTGTTAGAAGATGTAACAGTTGACCTAAATACATTTGCTCTAGAAAATATGATAGAGCCTCAGCAGCTTATAAAGCTGACTAAAAAAATAAACTATGATCTTGGTTTAAGAGTAAATCAAACTAAGGAAGTTATATTAGAAGTATGTCATGGTAGAGTAAAACTACCGGATGACTTTTATGTATTTAACTTTGCATTTGTTTGCGGTAACTATGAGCAACATGTTGGTTATGGACCAATGGCATCAGGAACACATATTATGGAAGTTCCTTATCAAGAAGTACCATCTACTGTAGATGTATGTGCTCCTGCAACGGTAAACTGCAGAACATGTAATTCTAATCCATGCAATCAAACTGCAGCCTGTGATCTTAACTTTCCTATAGTAGATCCAATACCTACAGAGTATGATCCTAATAATCCTTATGGTAATACATGTATTGCTCCAAGAGTATTCATGAACTGTAAAGGAGAAAAATGGGAACTTGTTCAAGTAATGAATAATTCTGGTGCATATACTACTAGAGTATACAGAGATCTCCTTCCATTAAGAATGAAAGCAAGTCAAGAGATAGAATGTGACTGTCCAAATCTTTACTGGAATGCTGCAAACCAAGGATGGATTAAAGGAGGATTTTTATTTACCACATTTGAAACAGGAAGAGTATACTTAAACTATCAAGGACAGATGGAAGATGATAATGGAAACCTAATGGTTCCAGATCATGATCTTTTAAATGAATACTATGAGTATGCCTTGAAAGCTAGAATCTTTGAAAACTTATATTTAAATGGTGAGGATGTAGCACAGAGAATGCAACTTGTAGAACAAAGACTTAAGGCTGCAAGAAACAATGCGTTGAGTGTAGTTAATACTCCAAACTTTAGAGAGCTAGAGCAAATGTGGTGGACAAATAGAAAAGCCATGTATGGTAAGTACTACAATATGTTTGAAAGTTATTCACCTAATGCAGGTTATTATAGAA